GTATGTACATCTGGTCTGACAAAGACTGGTGGATTTGGTAAACTATTACAAGTCGTGCAACGATACGATTCCTCTTTCACTAGAACTGCAAACGCCACCAGCTCTTATGCAGCTACCACTCATTATGTAGAAATTACTCCTACACAAGCTGGTAGTAAAATACTGGTTAATATAAGTGGAGCTTGTAATAACAATGGTGATAATAATGTAATTTATATGGACATATATCGAAGTATAAATGGTGGATCATACGATAGTATTTCACCAAATGGCACGTCCGTACCCACTGCTGGATTTACTTTAAACAAAGCAGATGTTAGAATAGAAATTCCTATGAATATTATGTGGTTAGATTCCCCAAGTTACTCAGTTGGTAATGCAATAATATACAAACTTTACATAAGAAATAATGGATCTGGTTCAGTTGAGGTGCCAAGTAATCCTGGCGGTGAACCAGTAGTTTGTATAGCTCAGGAGATAGCAGCATGATTTATAAAGATACTGACGCACTACATTCTTTAAAACCTAATGCAGACTGGACATGGACAGGTTTTGAATATTCTGGTCTTTCTTGGTTAGATAGTAGTCAAACAAAACCAACTGAATCTGAAATAAATGCAGAAATTACCAGATTAAATAATGCAGAACCAATGAGACTACTCAGAGTAGAGAGAGATGCAAGATTAGCAAAAACAGATTGGATGACTCTTTCAGATTCGCCTACAATGTCTGATGCTTGGAAAACATATCGCCAAGCATTGAGAGATTTACCTGCAAGTGCATCACCAAAGTTAGATTCTCTATATGACTTGGATTTAACATCAGTTACTTGGCCAACTGAACCCTCATAAATAATCAAAAACGATGGCATTTTACATTAAAAAACAATCAATTTTGATGGACTCTAAAACAGTCTATTATACAGGAGATTCAAAATGGTCTGAGGCTCTCTCAGAGAGAAAATCCTATATCTCTGAGTCAGCTGCACAGGCTCAGATTGCTAATCCTGACGGCAAGAATGGTGGATTTAAAGGATCCACGATTGTCGAGGAATAAATAACTAAAAAATAGAACGATGCCTTATATTGGTAATCCCGCCGTAGTCGGAGATTCAGCAAACACATTTAAATTACTCGATGATATCGCATCATTCACTGTAACGTTTGATGCAACGGATTCTGATGTGGTATCAATATCTGGTGATACTTTAACTTTTAACAATCACCGATTTGTTACAGGACAAAAGGTTACATATAATGATGGTGGTGGAACTGCAATAGGTGGTCTCTCAGATGGTTCATATTTTATAATTAAGGAAGATCAAAATACAATCAAACTGGCATCAAGTGCATCAAACGCCGCAGCTGGAACTGCAATTGACCTCACAAGTGGTGCTGCTGGTGGGTCACACACTCTCAACATTGCACAAGATGGAGTCAATACAAAATTTAAGGCAACACATAGTAACGGAACAAAGGCAAAGGTAAGTCGTGCAGCGCAGATATCACTATCAATCAATGGTGTAATTCAGGCACCCACTGCTGGTTACAGTATTGAATCAGACTCTACAATCGTATTCAGTTCAGCTCCAGAAGCATCAGATAAAATATTCGCATCATTTATAGGAGAAGTCGCTGCGAGTTTTGATATTGCAGACAATACTGTAGATGAGTTTACTGCAAATGGATCTACAACTACATTCACATTATCAAAAACAGTCTCATCAAGTAATGATTTATTAGTCACACTTGATGGTGTTACACAATATCCAAACACACAATCTGCAACCAGAGCATATAGTGTTGTAGAAAACGTATTGACATTCACATCTGCCCCTGCTGCTGGTGTGGTAATACAAGCAAGACACATTGGATTTGGTGGTGCAAGTAGTCAGTCCGTTACAGGATTCTATGGTCGAACTGGTAACGTAAGTCTTAAGAATACAGATAATGTCTCAGTCAATAATTTAACAGTTGCTGGTAACTTAGACGTAACAGGAGACATCACCTACGATGAAACTGTTGCAAGAAACTTAAACATCACTGGAGTTGCAACTGTTGCTTCTGGTATCGTAAGCACAGGTGATTTCAAGATTGGAACTGCAACCACATTAAGTCAGGATAATATATTCACAACTGGTATCATCACTGCATCAGGTGGTGTTGATGCGATTGGCATCATGTCTGCTGGTATCAGTCAGGCAACTGGTATTATTACTGCACTAAACTTTATTGGAACTGGTAATACAGTTCTATATAATCAAGCCACATCTACAGTCGATATCTCTATCGCTGGTGGTGGCGGTGGGGCTGTTGGAGCTGGAACTGATAAGGTGTTCTACGAGAATGACCAAACGGTCACTCAGAGCTACTCGATTAGTGCTGGTAAGAACGCCATGGTGGCGGGGCCGATTGCAGTTGCATCAGGTAAAACAATCACGATACCATCTGGTAGCGAACTAACTATCGTATAAATATAGGAGTAATCAGATACAAGTATGGCATTAACATTATCTGGAACAAATGGAGTAGTCGGAGCTGGGTTTACACTTGACGCCTCTGGTGCAAGTGTCACAGCTGGTGTTGGAACTTTTGGTAGTCTTAATGCCCCTGCTGCTGGATTAACTGGTGCATTACCAGCTATATCTGCTGCGAGTCTAACACAAATCCCTGCTGCAAATATCGTTGGTGTATGCACTTCTGGTCTTGGAAATGCGAGTGGCGCTTTTGGTCAAGGCATCACAGTACATGATTGGTGGGGCGTAAGCGCAGATCTATCAGTTGCCCAAGGTGAGAATACTGTTACCGCAAATTGGTTCAGGCATAACACTATCAATGGAACTATTGGTTCAGCAATGTCGCAGAGTAGTGGTATATTTACTTTTCCTTCTACTGGTATATACCTCATAAAGATAAACGCTAATTACTATGAGAGTAGTTCTGCTGGTCATAATTATGCTGGTTTTTATATAAAATACTCAACTAATAGTGGTTCAAGCTATAGTACAGGCTCTTTTGGTGGGTCTGCAATGAATAATTATGGTGGAACAACTTATGAACACGCAAGTTGTTCTATGACTTTTGATGTCACAGATGTTTCTACACATAAAATATCTTTTAATACTATAACTAGTGGATCAACTATGGTTATAAGTGGAACTAGTTCTTATAACAACATGTGGGCTGAATTTACAAGATTAGGAGATACTTAAATGGATATTTTAACAGGCAGACCAAATCACATCGAAGATTATCTTGTAACTGTAAGAGTAGGCCAATGGTTTGGGTGGAGTGACCCTACAAATAAAATCTATGCAAACCTTATAGTGCATGACGGAGGTTCTAAACCAACAGAAACAGAATGCACAGATGGACTTGCTGCACTACAAGCTGCATGGGATTTAGAGTATGATTCTTATAAATCAAAAAGACGAGATGCCTTCCCTAGCTTGGAAGAACAATTAGATATGCAGTATTGGGATGCTGTCAATGGTACTACAACTTGGAAAGATGCAATCGCCAAGGTAAAGAGTGATAATCCAAAACCATCATAAATAGATGAAGGAGATAAACTAACATGAGTAAGATACGATTACATGGTTCTAGTTCAGGCTATACTGAGATAGCTCCTGTTGCGGCGTCTGGTAATAATACTTTGACATTGCCGAATGATGGAACTATTATCAGTCAGGACTCTAATGGTGCTGTCGGTGTTACTTCAATCACAGTTGGAACTGGAGTTACGATTGGTGATGGCCGTGTCACCTGTAGCACACTACATGGAAGTGCTGCTAATTGCACACAGATACCCGCTGCAAATATAGTGGGTGTATGCACTGCTGGTTTTTCAAGAACTGGTGGATTTGGTGGAATAACAATGGCAGATCAATGGAGAGTTAATTCTGCCTTCAACTCTCAAAATGAAACTCTTTCATTTAACTGGGAAAGGAATGATACCGATTTTGCTCAAATTGGTACAGGTATGACATACAATTCTGGCATTTGGACATTTCCCCAAACAGGCATCTATCATGTTGAGTTTTGTATGGCTATGTATCTAAACTCTGAAATTAGATATATGGGAGGGCAAATTCAAGCAACAACAGATAATTCATCTTACACTAACAGGGCAGATGGTTATACCGCAGTAAGCAATTATTCATCGAGTGGGTATGTTGGAAGAGAATTAACTATGATTTTTGATGTAACAGATACATCAACACATAAAATAAGATTTCGATCAGATTCGGGAACTACAGTTACTTATGATGGTAGTAGTACTTCAAATAGAACTTATGCAACTTTTATTAGGTTAGGAGACACATAATGGATTATAAAACAGGTAGAGCAGATCACATAGAAGATTATTTAATAACAGTTCGTAATGGACAATGGTTTGGTTGGTCTGATTCAAAGAACAAAATTTATGCAAACTTAATAGTACATGATGGTGGTTCTAAACCAACAGAAGCAGATTGTACTAATGGACTCGCTGCATTACAAGCAGCATGGGATTTAGAAAATAATAGTTATAAATCTCAAAGAAGAGCAGAGTATCCAGATTTGGTCAGTCAATTAGACGATATCTATCATAATGGAATAGATGGATGGAAAACAACTATCAAAGCCATAAAGGATAAGTATCCAAAACCATCATAAATAATCAAAAAGTATATCAATGAGCACACTTAAGGTCAACAAACTACGAGATACGGCAGGGTCAGCAGATGCGATTACCCTTGACCCGAATGGTGGTGCGGTTTTAGCTGGTGTTACTACAGTTACGAGTGTCAAGGTTGGTGCTGCTGTTACAATATCAGAATCAGGTATTGAAGCAACTGGCGTTGGAATCACTTGTGCGAGTATTAATGGTGGGCAATTGAGCAATCGAAACATGGTAATCAATGGAGCCATGGAGGTTGATCAAAGAAACGAAGGCTCTGCGGTCACATCTAGTCCAGGCGGTACTCTTAATTTTGCAGCGGATAGAAATCATTTTTATAACTATGGCACAGGTGAATTAACTGCTACCCTTCAACGAGTTGCAGATGCTCCCGCTGGTTTTTATAATTCAAATAAAGTCACGATTACCACTCCTGAGTCAACAGGTGGAACTCCTGCTGCTGATGATAGATTTTCGATGCAACACAGAATTGAAGGTCGTAACATAAACAGACTCTCTTTAGGAACATCAGGTGCAAAAGATTTTGTTATAAGTTTTTATGTTAAGGTATCAGTAGCTGGTAATTATGGTCTTGCTGTTCAAGGTGGTAGTAATAATGGTAGATCCTATTGTATGTTGTATCCAGCGACAACGAGTTGGACGAGAGTAGTTTTAAAAGTTCCAGGCGATACTAGTGGGACTTATCAAGCAGGGACTTCATCAGGACTTGAATTAAAATTTGGATTATATAGTGGATCTAACAGAGTAGGTGCGGATCAAGGAACAGCTGGAACAGGAAGTTGGCAAGCATCATCTGCACCTCAAGGAGTTACTGGTCAATATCAATTAGGTGGTACTAATGGTGCAACTTGGCAAATTACAGGCTTGCAAGTGGAGGCTGGCACAGAAGCTACTGAATTTGAACACAAATCACATGGACACGAAATGACACTCTGCCAACGTTATTATAGAGCCGTATATAGAAGAGGATCTAGTGATGACAGTAATATATCTATTGGTGGTCTAGCTTCTCTATATACTTCCACATCTATATACATAGATTTAACCTTTCCTGTTAAGATGAGAACGGCTCCAACCATTGTCTCACCTAATGGTACAGCTCGTTATCAAGCTTGTCCAACTAATTGTATTAATTTTCCCACTCTTGGTCAGACACACACCAGCACAAATTGCGTTACCGTCACTGGAACTTTAGCGACAGCAAACACCGCAGGTAGAGTTGGAAATGTATTCGCTAAGACAGCTAACTGGAGCGAAGGTGAAATCTTAGCATTCAACGCAGAACTTTAAAACTATGGCTAAATACAAACTTATTAAAGATCAACTAGGAACAGAAAGTGGTGTTTATTTTGAAGAAAATGGACATCGTATGTCTTTCACAATAGTGGGAAAAGACAAAGATGGAAACACAGACTATCAAGACTATTTAACTTGGCTCGCTGAGGGAAATACCCCAGATCCAGCCGACTAGACAGTTTATAAACTGACCAACCGAACTTGACCACATACGAAATTAAGTCTATAATAGGCTTAGTTTCGTTTTTTTATGAACGCCAAAGAAAAACTTTTATTTGTAAGTTCTTTTGTTTGGTTTCTACATTGGGGAGTATGTCTTACATCTTTCATTCTGGATACGGCTATTCTACGAGGTTATGCAAGAGTGTTGCCTCTTGGTTTATAAACAAGTATTATCCAAGACATAAGATCACACTCGATATCATTCATCGTGGAATGAAAAGAGAAAACTGCCTTGGGTATTGTGATACAACGGGTGGGTGGTTTCGCCCCCGTAATTTCGAGATCGAGATTGACACACACCTTGATAAAGAAACTTACACAAAGACTTTACTACACGAGATGTTTCACATGAAACAATTCATCGATGGAACTCTCAAAACAAAAAGGTCAAAGATGTACTACAAGAATGAACTTGTAGACAACTATGACTATGAAGATCAACCACACGAGATTGCTGCTAGAGAGGCAGAGGAAACTCTATACAAAGAATATCATGAAGAAAGATTGGAAGGTCTATGCTGAAAAGACTTTCAACAATTTGAAAGCAAACTCACATAAATGGAGATCATCGCCTAACTGGGACAGAGCCATCACACGAGATTACTACATTGGTGTCTTTGATTGTGGGAATCCAAATCCAACTGGAATGATAAGTGAGAATGCTTTCCATAATAAGTTGAATAAAACAAAAACAGTACATGATCATTGTTTATCGCCACAATTTATTGGTCGTATGATTATGGATAATCAGGAGAAATATCTGAGTGACTACGAGACATTTGAAGAGATATTTTGGTATTCATGTCGTACGATTATAGTCACACAGAGAGAGAATGAGGCACTATCTGATCTTACATCTAATCGAGATAATAAGTATCAGGTATTAGTTCCTACTCATATGAAGTATAACTCTCTAAACATATCATTGTATAAGAAAGATGAAAATAAGACTCAATGGAAGTATGCTCAACCAATCGAATCAAATATATTAGACGTGCCTGAAGAACTATTAGAATATGAAAAACAATACCTAACCAGTTGAATTACTGTCACATAGGGTGGTTGCTATACCGCCCTGTCTGATTATAATGTACATATACGATTATTACTTGAATGACTCTTACACTTAGACCACATCAACTTGACGCTCTAAACGCCATGTCTGACAATACTAAAGGTCAAATCATTGTTCCTACTGGTGGCGGTAAGACTATGTGTATGATTGAAGATGTCAAGAGACAGTTCAAGAGTCCAGTTATGAAGACTATCGTAGTTGTTGCTCCTCGTATTCTACTTGCTAATCAATTATCATCTGAGTTTCTAGAGCAGAATCTTGATGGCAACTATAATGTTGGTATTGCTGTTGCTCATGTTCACAGTGGAGAGACTCATCACTTTAGCACTACAAATAGTATTGATTTAACACATTGGAATAGCACTAATCCACATTATCACAAATTAATCTTTACTACCTATCATTCATTACATAAGATACAAAATAGTATGGTAGATGTTGATACTATCTATTTTGATGAGGCACATAACTCAGTTCAGAAAAACTTTTTCCCTGCTACTGAACATTTCTCTCATCTTGCTAAAAGATGTTACTTCTTTACTGCTACACCAAAGCATAGTCGTTCGCCTGTCAAGGCGGGTATGAACTGGCCAGAGTATGGTCAAGTGATATGTCAAGTGCCTGCTCCACAGTTGGTCAAAGAAGGTTACATACTACCACCTAAAGTGGAAGTATATCAATCAAGAATACTACAGAAAGATGAGTTAGTTGCTGATAGAGATTGTGAACAAATGATTGACTCGATTGATAATCTATGTAAGAATAAAGTATTGATATGTGCTAAGTCAACTAAACAAATCATTGCTCTATTATCTCAAACAGATTTCATTCAAGAGTTAGCAGGTCGTGGTTATTCATGGTTGACTATCACATCTAAAACTGGCGCCATTATTGATGGCGAAAAGGTTGATAGAGAAGAGTTCTTTAATACTCTTAATGCTTGGGGTAGAGATACAACTAAAAAGTTTGTAGTTCTACATCATAGTATTCTATCTGAGGGTATCAATGTCAATGGATTGGAAGCAGTTCTATTTCTAAGAAGTATGGACTACATAGGTATAAGTCAAACTATCGGGCGTGTAATACGTCTAGGCGACGCCACAAAGACGTTTGGTTTAGTTTGCATACCTGTCTATAGCAAAGTTGGAATTAGCACTGCTCGCAAAGTTGAAGCGGTTGTTGATACTGTATTCAACAAAGGCGAACCAGC